TATGAAGCATTACCTAAGTGGATGCAGCAAGGCGTAGACGAGTGGAATAAAGGTAATATCTCACTCGAAAATGGTTGTAAAATATATGCAGGAACCACGACTTCAAGCGCAATTCGTGGTAAGTCAATTTCATTTCTATACCTCGATGAGGTCGCTTTTATTGAAGGATTTGATGATTTCTTCGCTTCAGTATATCCCACAATCTCATCAGGCGATTCTACAAAATTAATGATGACCTCTACACCAAATGGATTAAATCACTTCTGGAAGACGTGTAAAGGCGCAGAAGAAGGTACGAATGGGTATGAATTTACGCGAGTTATGTGGTACGATGTGCCGGGCCGGGATGATAAATGGAAGCAAGAAACACTCGAAGCACTCGACTTTGATGAACAAAAGTTTAGACAAGAATACGAGTGTGGCTTTTTGGGCAGCTCGGGCACATTAATCGATGGATCAAAACTTAAGAATCTTGCTTACTCGAGACCCATTGCCGAAAACGAAGGACTAACACAATACGAAAAAGTATTAGATGATCATACTTACGTAATGACAGTAGACGTATCTCGCGGCAAAGGATTAGACTATTCTACTTTTAATATTATTGATATTACGCAAATGCCATACAAACAAGTATGTACATTTCGAGATAATTTCATCGGGCCAGTTGATTTCGCATCAGTTATATATAGGGTAGGCTTGCTCTATAATGAGGCTGCTGTGCTCGTTGAAACTAACGATATTGGTGAGCAAGTTTCAGACGTTCTTAACATGGATTATGGATACGAAAATCTACTTTATACCGAAAATGCCGGAAGAAACGGGAAAAGAATATCGAGTGGCTTTGGTAAAAGAGTAGACAATGGAATAAGAACAACAAAAAGCGTTAAATCAATCGGTTGCAGCATACTCAAAATGCTAATTGAGCAAGACCAATTGATTTTACAAGACTTCAACACAATACAGGAATTATCACGTTTCTCTAAAAAGGGATCATCTTACGAAGCAGAATCCGGCTCGCATGATGATCTTGTGATGAACTTGGTAATATTTTCGTGGTTATCAGATCAAACGTACTTTAAAGATATGACTGACATCAATACACTTATGAAATTGCGGCAAAGAACGGAAGAGCAGATTGAGGAAGATCTTTTACCATTTGGATTTATTGACGACGGAAGCGAGAATGATGACGATGGGTTGGCCCTAGGCCGTGAAGGATGGCAAATTCTGCAGTAAGTCCTGTATTTTATAAATATAGTAAGTGATGCAATCTGAAAATTTTTTTAAAATAAGATAATAATTAAAGGAGAAAAATATGGCTTTTTCCGTAAGTCCTTCCGTAATCGTTCGCGAAGTGGACGCATCGGCAGCGGTACCAGCCATCGCAACACCACCTGCAGCCGTTGCCGGTGTTTTTAGATGGGGTCCTATCAATGAACCAGTTCTAGTATCATCTGAAAACGATCTCGTAAATCGCTTTGGTAAGCCTACCGGAGATAATTTCGAGACGTTCTTTACAGCAGCAGATTACCTTTCTTACGCTAATGCCCTTTGGGTTGCTCGTGTAGATAATGGTGCTGTTGCAGCTGACGCTACTGACATTGTACTTCATACTTCTAACACTGCGTACGCAAATACAGCTGCACCTGGTTATGTTGCTGGCACAACTGCTGGATCCGTTGGTTCCATTGACACGGGCAATACTACTTATGGTGCATTCGAAGGTCTCTATCCTGGCGCACTTGCCAACGGAATTGAGATTTCGTATGTTAAAGATTCTAACATGGATGCTGAGTTGTTTGGAGTAGGTGACATTCCTTCTACAGTACCAGACAGCAACCCTCAAGTTGATCAAGTTTTTGCTTTCAACACTCAGACGTTTGAGTGGACTACAAGCGGAAACACAGCAGCAGAAGTGTTTAATGTAGATGGTATGGTTGGAGATATTCTTGTTGTCGGTAACGACTCCGTAGGTTATCAAGAGCTTCCAATTACTTCTGCTACTCGAGTAGGTAATCAAAAGGATCTCGACCCGAGTGCTAATACAAACATTGTAACGTCAACTTATACGTATACGTTTACTACATCGACAAAATATGCTCTTTCAGAGACCGAAGCAAACAACTTGAAGATCAACGTCAAGTGGAAGCATTCAAGTCTATTTGGAAGAGCACCAGATACGGGTAACTACCACGTTGCAGTTATCGATGCAACTGGTGATGTTACAGGATCAGTAGGTTCAGCAGTTGAAATTTACGATAATGTATCAACTACTGTCGGTGCTACATTACCGGATGGTAGAACAAACTATTACAAAGACGTCATTGAAAACTTCTCTGCATGGGTTAAGGTTGCAAATACCGTACATTTTGAAGCTCAATCCGCATCTACATACGAAACACTCGCTGGTGGTGCCGAAGGAACTTCTGAATCTGGTGCAACACTTTCTGCTCTTGCAGGTGGTTATGACCTCTTTAAGAACTCTAACGAAATTGACATCTCATTTGTTCTGCAGGGTAAAGGCGATAATAGCGGTAACCTTGCAAACTACATCATCTCAAACATTACAGATTATAGAAAAGATTGCGTAGCTTTCGTTTCTCCTTCTAAAGAAGCTGTTGTAGATGAGTTGAGAACAAATGCTAAGATGACAAACGTTATCGCATATCGAAACAAACTTCAAAATTCTTCTTATTGGTTTATGGATAGCGGATACAAGTATCGTTACGACAAGTACAATGATACTTATCGCTATGTTCCTCTGAACGGTGATATGGCAGGTTTGGCTTCTCGAGTCGAGCCTTACGAGTCTCCGGCAGGATTTAGAAAGGGTGTTGTAAAGAATGTTGTGAAGCTTGCTTTCAATCCTAATAAAGCACAAAGAGACCAGTTGTACAGCTCAGACATTAACCCAGTTATGTCGCAAGTTGGGCAAGGTATTGTTCTCTTCGGTGATAAGACAGGCTTGGGTGGCAACAGTGCATTCGATAGAATCAATGTTCGAAGATTGTTTATTGCAGTCGAAAAAGCAATTGCTAACGCTGCACAATCTTTCTTGTTCGAGTTGAATGATGAATTTACTCAGACACAATTCAGAAACATTGTAGAACCATTCTTGAGAGACATTCAGGGTAGACGTGGTATCATTGACTTCAGGGTAGTCTCTGACGCTACGGTGAACACTCCTACAGTGATTGATCAGAATAAGTTCAGAGCAAATATCTTTATTAAGCCTGCACGCTCGATTAACGTTATCGAACTTACGTTCGTGGCTACGAGATCTGGTGTAGAGTTTGAAGAGATTGTTGGCGCGCTTACATAATAAATAAAATTAAAAGGAGAACACGAATATGAGTTTTAACATCAACGAGTTTAAATCGCAGCTTGTAGGCGGTGGTGCTCGTCCAACTCTTTTCCAAGTTCAGATTCTAAACCCTGTCGATCCAGCCGCCGACTTCAAAGTTCCATTCATGGTGCGAGCGGCTGGTATTCCTGGCTCAACAGTAGGGCAATATGAGGTGCCCTACTTTGGCCGTCAGGTTAAGTACGCAGGTGATCGAACATTCGAAGATTGGACAATCACTGTAATCAACGATGAAGATTTTGCTGTAAGAAATGCTATGGAAGCTTGGTCTAATGCTATCAATTCACACGATAGCAACGTTAGAGCGCTTCCTCAAGATTACAAGTCAAATGCTATCATCACGCAGTTCAGCAAAGATGGTGATCCACTTAGATCTTATGTTTTCGAAGGCATGTTCCCAGTTTCTATTGATCAGATCGAAATGGATTGGGGTACTGTCGATGCTATTGAGGAATTCGGAGTTACATTCTCGTATGATTTTTGGAGAGTTGAAGGCGTTACCGGCATTCCAACAACCTAATTAATGTTGAGTGAAGGATTTTAAATTATGAAGATCTTTGGTTTTGAGATCAAGCGGCAAGAGGAGGAGGCCAATGAAGTACCGGTCTCCTTCGCCGAGCCGTTAAATGATGACGGCGCGATTACCGTTGGCAGCGCGCTGGGTGGATTTTACAATACACTGATTGACTTGGAGGGCTCAGCAAAAACTGAGTCCCAACTCGTCACTAAGTATCGTGGTATGGCAATGCAGCCTGAAATTGCTCAGGCAATCGATGAAGTTATTAACGAAGCAATTAGTGTTGATACACACGATAAAGTTGTTGATATTGTCTTAGATGATACTGAGCTTCCAGACAAAGTAAAGAAAGCAATTTCAGATGAGTTTATTGAAGTTCTAAGTTTACTTGATTTTACTAATACTGCATATGATATTTTTAGTAAGTTCTATGTAGATGGTAGACTCAATTATCACATTATTATCGACGACGACAATTTAAAGAAAGGTATTACAGAACTTCGCTATATTGATCCGAGAAAAATTAAGCTCATTCGCGAAGTAGATAAAAAGGGCAAAGACGAATGGTCTGGCATGCCCACAAAGAAAATTAAAAACGAATACTATTTGTATTCGGATAACGGGTTCGGCAATGGCCCAGGTGATTCTTCGACTGGTTATAGAATCGCAAAAGACTCGATTGCCAGAGTTACATCAGGACTAATGAATGAAAATAATTCGTTAGTCCTTTCGTATTTGCATCCTTCTATTAAGCCTCTCAATCAGTTGAGGATGTTAGAAGACGCAACTGTCATTTATACATTAACGCGAGCACCAGAGAGACGTATTTTTTATATTGATGTAGGTAACTTGCCAAAAAACAAGGCAGAACAATATCTTCGAGATATGATGGTTCGCCATAAAAACAAGTTACAATACAATGCATCGACTGGTGAGATTACTGATTCTCGTAAGATGATGACGATGACAGAAGATTTTTGGTTCCCTCGCCGAGGTGGCGAGAGATCCACAGAAGTCGATACACTCGCCGGTGGTAGTGCACAGGGCTTGAGTACAGATGAAAACTTACAGTACTTTCAACGTAAATTATATAAAGCGCTGAGAGTACCTTTGACTCGTTTGGAACCAGAAACAATGGTTTCGTTTGGTCGAGTCTCAGAAATTACAAGAGACGAGTTGAAGTTTAGTAAATTCATTCGAAGACTGAGATCAAGATTTTCTTGGATCTTTAGTGAAATACTTGAGAAGCAACTTGTACTTAAAGGTGTAATGACGCCGGAAGAGTTTGATCAAATTAGAAATCAAATTCGTTATGACTTTATTAAAGACAATTATTTTGAAGAACTTAAAGAAGCAGAAATTCTCAGAGAGCGTATGAACACTTTGAGAGAGATGGAAGAAACAGTTGGTGTTTACTACTCTCGCGAGTGGGTTATCCGTAATGTTCTTCAAATGAGCGAAGAAGAGTTCGAAGAAATACGGGATCAAATCGAAGCAGAAAAAGAATTGTATCCTGACGAAGACGAAATTTAAATTGTAACTTAAGGACCAGAAATATGAAAACCTTTAAGAGTTTATTAGCTGAAATGGACCAGCCAAAATCTCCTGAAGAAAAGAGATTTAAGGATCAACATTCC